ATTTATATTAGATGAAAGTTATCAACAAAAAGAATATTTTGATCGTTGGGTTGATGAAGTTGTGGGTAATCATAGAGTACAGAGAAATCCTGGTGGAAGTAGATTTAATGCTGGATACTACGATGATTATAAGGGCACTATAGATATAGAAAATTTTGCTAGAGATGGTCAGCCCACATACAGGACTACAATGAAAGAAGCATGGCCTATTAATATAGCAGCGATTCAATTAGATTGGGGTTCTGCTGATATGTCTAAATTACAAGTTACATTTGCATATAGATACTATGAACAAATAAGAAGTGTTGGTGGAGTAAATGCATTAGCATCTGCTACTTAATATAATTTTATATAATAAGGAGATAATATAAATGGCGTTACCTAATATAGTGGCACCTGAATTTACTACTACTTTACCTTCTGATAAAACAGAAGTTAAATTTAGACCATTCCTAGTAAAAGAAGAAAAATTACTTCTATTTGCTGCGGAAAGTGAAGAGCGTAAAGAAATGATAAGTGCGGTTTCTCAGATGATGAAAAATTGTATTATTTCTCCTGATATTGAACCCTATAAGATACCATTTTTTGATTTTGAACATTTATTACTTCATATTCGATCTAAAAGTGTTGGTGAAACCGCTGAATTTATGCTTAAACATGATACTGAAGAATGTGGTCATATGAATAAAGTAAGTGCTAGATTAGATAATATTGTATATAAAACTGATGAAAACCATTCTGACAAGATACAATTGAATGAAGAACTGGGTGTGAAAATGAAATATCCTACCATTGAATCCATAAGTGGGATGGAAGGAGATGAAGCTAAAGCTTCTGAAATATTAGATATGCTTTCCTCTAGTATAGAATATGTCTATGATAAAGAAGAAATATATAATGATTTTACTAAAGAAGAAGCTAATACATTTATAGAAAGCCTATCAAAAGAACAGTTTAATAAAATATCTGAATTTTTTAATACTGTGCCACAAAGTAGAATAGAAGTGAAATATGAATGTGAAAATTGTAAAGAAAAAGTACTAACTTTAGTGTCTGGTTTTGAGAGTTTTTTTTCCTAAGTCTGTGTCATACGAATCTTGCTAATTACTATAGAATGAATTTTTCTATGATGCAGTATCACAAATATTCTCTTACCGAATTGGAAGAGATGTTGCCTTTTGAACGAGAAATATACATACAAATGTTAATAGAATATCTAAGAGAACAAGAAGAGAAAAGAAAAAAAGATGGCTGAACTTCCTAATCCTAATCCAAGTCGTGCAAGTGGTGGCGATGGTGAAAAGAGAAAGAGGGCTACGACTCAACTTGATACTATTAAATTAAGTTATGGTGAATTATCTAGTATTAATATAGGATTAAAAACTTTAAACGATAATTTCTCGGCTTATATTGCGGCCTTCATGAGTAACGCGGACGATGCCGCCAGGGCAGCGAGAGAAGCAGCATTAGAGCGTGACAGACCACTAGGTGGGAGTGGTACCACGAAGCAGAAGAAATTCACAATGCCAGATCTTACCGGAGGTTTTGGTATGGGGAAGGTCGTACTCATAGGTTTACTCGCTTTATTTACAGAATTAGACACTTGGTGGCGTGCGACCTCTATGGCTCTAAAAGGAATATTTTTTGATAAACCACTTAAATTATTTTTATCTGCACATAAACTTGTCTTTGGCGGATTAACGACAGTTGCAACAGCTTTAGGTAAACTTATTCTGCCAACCAAGATGTTGGAAAGCTTAAAGTCAGCTTGGAAAAGTGTCTTTGGCAGAGATTCTTTTTTAAGTAAGATAGGTGGGCGGATGCGAACACTTTTCAGTGTTGAAGGGGCGATTGGAAAATTGTTTGGACCCGCAGGTATGATTGGGAAATTGTTTTCCACGGGCGGCATGTTTGGAAAAGTGTCCGGTTGGTTCACGACCGTGGCCGGTTGGTTTTCGAAACTGGCTCCAATTATCGGGAGATTAGCTAAATTTAATGTATTTGTTATGGTTATTATGGGTTTGATAGATTTTGTTAAAGGATTTATAGATAAATTTACAAAGGCAGATAATCTAGGTGAAGGTTTACTAGAAGGTTTGTTTGGTGGTTACACAGAAGTGATCAATGGTATAATTATGAAACCATTAGATCTGTTAAAAGATTTATTGTCGTGGTTACTTAAGAAACTAGGTTTTGATGGGGCGTCTAAAGTTTTAGACTCATTTAGTTTTTCAGATATGTATAAAGCTGCAATGAATTGGTTATATAATACAGATACTAATGAATGGTTTGGTGGATTTTTTTCAAATTTTGGCGAGAAAGCATTGTCTTTTATAACTGGCATCACTTCAGGATTATCTAATTGGTTTAAAGAAACTATCTGGGATGGAGAAAATAATAGATTGTTTGGTAACGAACTACCTTCTTTTGCGTCTGCCATGGGTTGGGTAACCGGTTTGACGAATAAAATAGATACATTTATCAAAGATAATATCTATGATGGAGAAAATAATAAGATTTTCGGCTATGAAATACCAGAGAAATTGTTTGAATTTAATATGTTCAATAGCATTAAACAAAAAGTTGATGATGTTATTGCGAATATTAAAGAAATATTTAAAGGCCCTTTCACTATGGAAAACTTATTATCAAAGACTATATTAGTTGGAAAAACATTTTTAGATTTAATTTGGGTACCTTTAGATTTACTTATTAATGCTGTTAAAGATATCTTTAAATTTGGAGATCCTAAAACGCCATTCAGAATGACAGAGTTTATATTTGGTGATAAAGATGGTAAAGGAGGTCTTCTTTCAAGTATAATAGGTTTCTTTACTAATAAAGAGGGTACCGGTATCTTTGATTTCTCTGCACCGGGAGAAGAATTTAGTATTATGGGTATAGTGAGAAAATTAATGACAAAGATTAGTGATTTCTTCACTAATTTATTTGATATAGATTTTGGTTCTGTGTTAGAGAAACTAATACCAGAAGGCGTGTTGGGAGATGCCTTTAGAAAACTGACTGGGCTGAAAAGTCCTGAACAAATAAAAGAAGAAAAACAAGAGATTAAAAATCAAAATGCCGAAAAAGTAGCAGATTTACAGGCAAGACGAAATTCTTTGGGCAATCAAAGTAGGACGGCCAGGACTCAACAAGAACAAGATGATACGACTGTGTCGGTAGATATCCCAATCTACGGCCGAGTCACGAAGAAAATTGGTGATGTTGATCCTAGGGCTACTAAAGAAGAATTAGCTGCTAAGATAGCAGAAATAGATGCAGAGTTGGCGGCTCTAAAAACACCAGTTATGACACAAACATCTGATTCTACCGTCAACACTGCGGAGGCAAGGCTGGGCAGTGCGGTGAATGATAATAATACTAAAGTTGTAGTAGCGCCCGTGGGCGGTGGTGGTGGTGGTGGTGCGCCTGATATGAGAGGTGGTAATACTACTGTGGTTAATAATTCATCTAAGAAAACAGAAACTCGGGTTTCCCTGATTGATCGGACTAGACCCGAACAACAACATATTCAACGATTTGGTGCAATGTAGTGGAAATTTTAGACGCAATCTCAACCACATGGCCTATATTCATAGGAGTAGTCGGCTTAGTAATAGTATTAGCTAAAATGCACGGTGATATTCAAATAATGAAGGAGAAAATTAGAACATTATTTGAACTATGGAACAAAAGGTAGGCAAATAAAAGAAGGGGCCGAAGCCCCTTCTAACACATTTATCTCCTTTCACTTAGTCATCATCAGCCAGCTTCTTAAAGAATGATAGACTTTCATCATCATCATCCGAAGACCAAGGTACATCACTATCAGACTCTACCGAAGTGGGGGCTGGGGCAGAACGTGATACTGGTGCTTCTGTAGTATCTACTACCCTTAGGTCAGGCTTATTCTCAAGACCTAATACATGATTTAACCTTGCTTGTAGTTCAGCATAAGACTTGAAGTTCTTAGGGTCTAGAAACTCAACTAATGAATATTGAGTATTCCAAATTTCTTCAAGTCGATCATCATCTCCATCTACTGGTGATGCTGTTTCGAACTCTGACTTATCATAATTACGATAACCCTCATAATTACGAATCTTTAGCTTGAAGTTAGCACCTTCCCATAGGTCAAATGGGTTTACTGGTGTTTCATCTTCAAACTCAGGCTGCATAGCATTCTGAAGCTTCTCAAAGATCTTAGCACCATACTGATACAAAAAGACCTTACCCTCATTGCTAGGATTAGCAGGATCCTTTACAATTAAAATATTCGAGACATACTTCAAACGGCGCTTTTGCTTACGAGCAACATCCTTATTAGACTCGATGCCTGAATTCCATAACATAGAATTGTGTTCAGACAAAGGGTCCTTCTCACCAACACCCAATGAAGTACGGGAATTCTCAATATACCAACCACCAGTGCCTTGAAAGCCATGGTCGTAGTACTTTACCCATGGCACATCTTCACCATTAGGGGCAGGTAAGAAACGAAGAACCGCATAACCATTACCAGACTTATCTACCTCTGGCTTCCATAGTCGATTATCACGACCATTATCGGTACGAGTGGTTAACTTCTCTGCGGCCTTAACTAGACTATCGAGAGAGGTCTTACGGGACTTCTTTAGATTTGCAAAACTTGACATTTATTATTCTCCTTGGTTCGACTTAATACGACTTAATACAATTTGATTCGACTTAAACAAAAACATTCTTCATTACCGTTAGGTACTCCTTTCTATCAGTTACTACGAAGGGTGAATACTTCTTCACCTTCTTATTATACTCTAACCAGATGTATTCGTCAAGTAAAAAATGATTAATATGACGAATAAAATTCAATACTCTATCTAGTATAATAAAGGACTCTATTGATATCTCTTCCGCTATTAATAGTTTTAGAATAATCGGATGTTGATCATCTACACAAGTAAAAATGTTATCAAACGTAATATCATTCTTATCCATGTAATCTCTAATTGATACCATATCTTCTTTGAATGAATACTTCAACGATTGTTTTCTTTTCTTCCAATCATTAAACACTCGTTCGGCCTTATCACCTACCATAGAACCTACCCAAGCAGATTGGTCAGTCACCATGTTAGATACAAAAAAATCAACTAAGTCCTCTTTATATTTATTTTCTAATTTCTCAAAAAAGAACTTATCTTTACGTTTTAAAAAAGTTTCTTCTTTTACTCTCGCCTTCCCTTTGTACTTAAAATAATCATAACTATCCGACTTAAAATGATTCTTTAATGCGACATATGTTTTATACGCATTATAGCCTGGATAATACATTACACGGGCAAGCAACTTAGTTTTTCTTTTAATAAGTTTAGATTACTAGCTTCAGCTTCAATTTTAGAACGGATAACTTTATTTAATAACTTAGGGATTACCTCAATTTCTATTTCATTTGTAGTACAATAATGCACAATAGCATCAATATAAGATTCGCCTGTACTTAGAACAAATTCTTCTAAGTGTAAGTTGAAAGAGATCCTATCAATTATCATTTAAGCCACCTACAGTAGTTCTAATAATATCATCAGTCAAAGGCTCTGGATAATAGATTTCTAATACTACACAAGCACTCTTACTATGGAACCAATGGTATTCGTTTGGTTTAACTGTAGTAAACATACCCGGGCTTAGAGACGTAGTATCAACTAGATCATAATCATTCTTACGAACGTTAATATCCATAAGACCACTAATACAATAGAAACCATTCCATTTGTGTTCATGTTTATGTTCAGAACAACGATAGCCTGGATTAGTTGTAATCTTATGTAACTCAATAAAGGGTGTTACTAAGATTGGTTCTGTAGAACCCCATACTTTACCATAAATCATTTAACAACTCCATCAATATCTAATAATTGTTTCAAAACCTTTTCAAAATCATCTAGTCTAATCATATTAGGGCCGTCAGAAGGGGATGACATAGGGTCAGGGTGAACTTCCATGAAGACACCGGCAACACCCACTGCAACGGCGGCTTTAGCTATAACAGGAGCGAATCTACCGTCCCCACCGCTCTTATCACCACCTCCGCCAGGGTGCTGAACGGCATGAGTACAATCGATAACAATAGGATAGGAATTACCATTACTACTTCCATCTTTCATAATCTCCAATGATCTCATATCAACAACTAAATTATTATAGCCGAACGTAGTACCACGTTCTGTTACTATAACTCTATTATAACCTAAATTCTCTATCTTGTCAACCACATTCTTCATTTCCCATGGAGAAAGAAATTGACCTTTTTTAACATTAACTGGTTTGCCTGTCTTAGCGGCCGCTTCTAATAAGTCAGTTTGTCTACATAGAAAGGCTGGTATTTGAATGATAGATGTATTGATAATTTCAGCTTGCCAAGAATCGTGTACATCTGTTATAGTAGGGATGCCCAGTTCTGTTTCGATATGATCAAATACATTCATAGCAAGATCGATGCCTTGACCTCGATAGCCTTTACTAGAAGTACGATTAGCTTTATCAAAACTCATTTTAAAACAAAAGTTGACATCGTACTTCTTACACGTTTCTGATAAAGAAGTAGCAATGTCAACGGCTAGGCTAGAATTT